CAGATATATTGGATTTTGTTGTATTTTCATTATATACATTACAGCAACCAAGAAGAAATAAAGACTATCAATTAATGTTAGTAATTAAATCAACTAAAGATTTTGATGATAATTATAAAGATTATAATTATTGGATGGATGGATGGTTTCTTTTCTATAATTATAAAACTAAGGGAACATATAGTTTACAAGAGATACCAGTTAGTCAAGAATTAAAAGAAATATTAAGATTATATATAAAGCTCCATCCACTGAGGAAGCAGAAGAAGTTTCCACTATTGGTAGATCATGAAGGCAATCCACTATTACAAGTTAATTCTATAACAAGAATATTAAATAAAATCTTTAAGAAGAAAATTGGTGTATCAATGCTTAGAAACATATATTTGACTGATAAATTCAAAGAGCCTATGCAAGAGTTAAAAGACACGGCAATGGCAATGGGCACAAGTTCTAATACTATTCAAAATAACTATGTTAAAGTTGATGATATCGCATAATATTGCAATCTATAATGTGCATAATGGGTCGTAAATATCTAAGTTAGATAATAATTGAGATATTTTATAGATATTTTTATTTTTTTATCTATTTTTTATCTATATTTAGATGTTTAATGGTAAATATTAATTAATATTTACATATAAATATATAAAATTATCTAAAATATATCTATTTCTATATATTTATATGTAAAATATCTATAAAATATCTAATAATTATCTAATTTAGATATTTTACATCATATTAAACACATGAAAATATATATATACAAAAAAAATATGATATCAAATATAATTTTTGACAATTAATCATTATTTTTAGTTTCATTTCTTGGTGTTTGTGGTATTTCAATATCTATCTTTTCTTCTCCCTCAACATCTCTAACTATTTTAATACAACATACATTAACTTCTTTACATTTTGATTTATAACATAACTTACCAATAGCAAGTATTAACCCTATACCTGATGTTATTGCAAAAGTCATAAAAACTTCAGTTACTTCCATTATATATTAATATATATTTTTTTTTGATTTAATTTATTGTTTAGTTCCAAAACCAACCGGTTCCATTAGAAGTCATAACTTGTCCATTAGTACCAGGGCTTCCTGTAGAATCAAGAAGTCCGCCTGTTAGTTGTAGATTACCTGATAAAACAAGGACACTATTTATTGTTGCTGATGAAGATAGAGTAGGTGGAATAGTGGTTCCATTCGATAATTGTAAAGCATCTGAAATAACAATAGTCTTATTTGCACTTGCTGATGTGCTTATTGCTGATGGAATAGTAACACCATTAGATAGATTAATTTGTGGAGTTGTAACATCACCGCTAACTTGTAAATCATTTGCCGTAACAATAAGAACCTGATTTAAAGATGATGATGATGACAATGTTGGTGGAATAGTAATACCATTTGCAATTTGTACTTCATTTGAAATAATAAGTGTATTATTTGCACTCGTTGATGCGGTCAATGTTGGTGGAATAGTGGTTCCATTTGATACTGTAAATTCAGTTGCTGTTACTGTTGAAGCATCAATAGGAGTGGTTCCATTGAATAGTCCGTTTAGTTCATTAATCAAAGGTGGATTCAAAATAGTTCTTGCTGACATTTTCAAAAAATTAATTGTGTTATATTATAAAAAAAATAAAATTTTAAATTAATATTATTTATTTCCAACCATCATATTTTGATCTACACGATCTAAAATATCTATCATATGCTCACCAAGTAAGTTATAACCTTTAGCAGGTATTACAATGTCATGACCTCTTTTAGTACCCCATAAACCAGCACTTACAACATCACGAGACGACCTTATATTATATTCATTTTTAAGTGGTTTTTCTCCTTTATATGCAGGATTTAATGTTATTACTTCTTTTGTGTCTTTTCCAAGTTCTCTTGCAAGAACTGCACCCTGACTATGTCCCAAAGTTGTTATATTTTGTGCTCCATATTTTTTTATTGCTTTTTCTTGTGTTGATTTACCAATTTTATATCGGTCTGTGCTTTTATATCTTCCAACTGCATACATAGCATTATTAGTCCAATCATATGCAGTAGTTGTTCCACGATGACATACAACGGCTTGCCCTGTTGATGGATTATAATATACGACCGCATATTCATTACTCAAATCGTGATCTAATATAAACCCATTTATTTCCTCAGGTGCTTCTTTATAACTTGCCTTTAACATTTTTTTAATATTTCCAACACTTAATTCACCACCATACATTTTATTTTTATAGTCTTGCATTTCATTCCATTTTTTATCAGCTTCATTTTCACTTATTGTTTTAAATTGATTATTCTTTTCATAATGTTTTCCAACTTGATGACGATGTTTAAGCCATCCAAAAAAACTTTTAAGCCAATCAGTACCACCTCCATAAAGTCCATCACCACTTAATAAATCATCGTCCTCACTCGGTATTTTTTTAAATTCATCAAATAATTTTGCTATACTATTATCACTTAAACCCTGCTCTCTTAAAATATCAATGACTTCTTGTGGTAAACCAACTTGCTCTGAAAAATCATCTTCACTAAAGTCTATAATTTCACCAAGATCCCCAACATTTAGATTAGGGGGTTTTCGCCCCACATCCTAATCTAAACCATAATCATCAAACTTAACATTAAATGCCTCAGAAGGTGTCGCATAAGAAGAAGTGTTGACAGAAATCGTTGCACCTGTATTAGGATTAATAGACACAGATGGAACAAAAGAACTACTTGAAAAAGATGAAGAAGGATGAAGTTGTCCTGTATGAGAATCAATAGAAACAGATGGTGTTCTATTTCTTCTAATATTTGCAAGAGGATTTATACCACTTCTTAATCCGTAATTTGGTAATAAACGACTACTACTTGATAAAGAAGGATCATACTCATTTGCAACAAGTTGTTCGGCCTCATCTAATACTTCTTGTTTAATATCTTTAATAACCTCATTTGCAAGACTTTCAATTATTTTATCTTGTTCTCCAGCAGATAATTTAGAGAATTCTTTTTTAACTTGTGGTAAAGATTTTTTATACTTTCCTCTTAATTTTTTTTCGGTAAGTATAATAGAAGACGTAATAGCAGAAATTTCATCTTCATCTAACGCTCTTCCAATATTTTCTTCGGTATCTTTAATTTCTGCATATATTTTATCTTCTGTAGGAATTTCCAATGATTTCATTTCTATTTCCATCGCTCTCTTCAATGCCAATCTTTGATGCAATGCTTGTGCTTGTATCATTGCACTTTTTTCTGGATTTTTTTTAGCAAATTTTTTAAATGATTTAATGTGCGCATCTCGAGGTAGATTCTTTGGAGGATTTCGCCCCACGACTCATTTACTATGCAAAATTGCCTTTCCAATAGCACCACTTCTTAAAACTTGTCTTCCTGTAGCAGGGTTTGTAATAGTTGAACCACTTTTTGAACTTCCATAAGAACTATAAGAACCTACAGATCTACCAGAACTTACAGATCTACCAGAACTTACAGATCGCCCAGAACTTGCTTTTCTTCTCATGGGTGCCATATCGTACATATCGTGATACTTTTTAGTCATCCAAGCAGGTGACTTTTTAATGTGTTTGTTCCATTTATAATCTTCCATAAGTCTTTTTGCATACCCATAATGTTTTGCCTTTTTTTCCAAATTGACAGCATCTCTTTCTGCTCTCATAAAGCTATGAAGATGTCTCATTGGAGTAGACTTTTTTCGTCTTGCACCACCCAACAAAAGACCACCAAGAGTCTCTTCCTCATCATCGTATTCGCCGTAGCCAAAGCCAGTTAAACCACCGTGCATTTTATTAAGTTTGAAAGTTTAAAAAATTAATTGTGTTATATTATAAAAAAAATAAAATTTTAAATTAATATTATTTAAATGTCATTTATAAATTATTTAAAAATAGGCATTTCTAATTGCACCTCTCATCTTATGTCTTGACATAAGCCCACTTCCAGCAACAGCACCAGCAACATTTCCAAAAGTAGCCAAAGCAGGAGAATATTCACCAGCAAATGGAGCAATTGCTTTTGCAACTGATGATACAGGCTTTAATATCTGATGTTTAAAATCAGACCAAGTATATTTTCCTCCTGAATATCCCTTTCCTTTGGATGTTCTCTTAATTGATTCTTCAGTAAGATATGGTAGTTCACTTGCCATAGCAACCATCTCAGGTGTGACACCTCCAGTATGAATATCAACATTACCATTTCCGCTTGTGGTAATCCATCCATCAGTGAGTGCAACAACTCTAACTGTGCAGTTTGTGAAATTAACACCCGTATTATTATATACAGTAACATTTGCTTGAAAGTTGCTTGATTCAACTTGTCCAACTGTACTGCTAATAGGCAGATTTAAGTCCTGAGCTACCGAGAGTATCAAAGGAGCACCACCAAGATTTGTTTTAACTCCAGTAGAATCAACAATTGATGCACCACTGAATTGATTCCAGTCAGCAATTCCTCCATTTTTCTTGTAAAGTTGCCACAATTGAAATTGCGATGCTTGTCCCAAAACAGCTTGTCTCATTCCAATATTAATATTAACATTAGTAATAGGAAAGAAGAAATCGGGAAGAGATGGAGAAAGCTGTGTAAGCGATTCAATAGAAGGAATGCAGAAAATCAAAAAGGTATCAGGGATAATACTCAATTGCTGAGTGTTAGTAGAGATTTGAATACTTGAACCAGATGGCAAGTTGGCAATAGTGGTATCGGTAGATTGGATGTAAGAATAGTTATATGTCATTGGCATAGTTCTATTTGTAATAGAGTTCTCAAATGGTGCTACAAACTGACACAAAATAGATTGTGAATTGAATACACCACTAACTCCAGTAACAGTTGCACCAGCTGGAATTGCATAAGACAACATTCTTTGCAAGTAGTTAAAAGACATTGTAACAATAACATTGTTAAGATTGAAAATTGCTTTCTGAGGGTCTGCAGTAGCATTGTAAAGAAATGGAGAAGCAATTAGATCTTCAACAATGTTTGCGGTAAAAGTCAAAGATGTATTTCCAGCACCTACAACAAAATTAGATAGTTGCTTAGTTCTAACAGTGTTAATAGAACTTGATTGATTCTCATCTAAAGTATTAGCAAAAGGACTTGAAACAGTTCCGACTAATGCTGAGTAATCAGTTACAAAGTCAGGAGCAGAAGCGGTTCCACTTTGATTCTGTTTTTGTGCTAAAGAATCGTTGTTATAGTGCAAGAAAGCACTTGTATATAGATTTGGAGTAATCTGAACTCCATTTGTCCCGAGCTGAACATTAAGATTAGTCAAAGTCTGATTAATTGGAAATGCTCTTAAACTGATACTTTGTTGCTCAGTAAATAGATTTAAATTAGTTCCGGTGATTGTGAATGAGATTTGAGCCTGAAAAGATAGTGAGCGAGATAATCCGAATCCGGGTGTTACTGGAATTGTAATCACGGGGTTGAGACTTGGCTGTGAAGGTGGAAAATTTTGGTAAACTACCGATGGTACGCTACTATATACAATTAAAGAAGGTTCTGAGATATCAACTCTTGAGTCAACGGCTTTAACTAATTTGATTGACATTTTTAAAAATTAATTGTGTTATATTATAAAAAAAATAAAATTTTAAATTAATATTATTTAATTACTTTATTTACCTGTTAAAATTTTCAATAATAGATTTATGTACAAAAGTAAGTTTTAAACTACTATTACGAAGTCCGATAGTTTGTAAATTAAATGTTTGTCCTTGTAAATTCTGCCATTGAATACCGATTGTAAATTGTGTAATAGGTGAAGTCCCTCCCAATTTTAAAGGAGATGAAAATATATCACTTGTTGCACTATATGATATAGGTTGTTGAAATGCATTTGCACCACCTTGACTATAATTAACTAAATAATCAATTAATATAGGTGCTGTTTGATTGTTAAAAGCACTTCCAACTAAAGCCAATGGCAAATCACTTAATGTAGGAAATGCAATAGGCAATGATGATACAATTTGTATTTTACTTAAGGCAACAAAACACCAAGGAGCAGAAATATTTTGACTCATTTGAAGCATGACAGTATCTGCATCTAATGGAACATCTAATGGAGGATCGCTTTGAGGTGTATAATTATTTCCCAAGTTAGTTAATACCAATAATACATCTTGACCATTAGGTGTATTAGTTTGATTAGTTAATATTTCAATTGTCCAACCCAATAAATATGGTCTATATTCATTATTAAAATATATACTAACTTTATCACCACTTGATGATGTATCATATTGACTCATAGGAAAACAATTCATAACAAATAATTCTGTAACTGGATTCCATGTAACATAAGGTGGATTATCATCTAAAGTTGCAGTTGAACCAACATTTGAAACTAATGTTGCATATGCAGAAGCAAGTGCTATATTAATCATTTGTGTAATTGTATTATAACTGAATACATCTCCCCATCCATTTAATGGCTGACTTGTTACTGGAAGTTGTGGAGGTGTAACTGTATTATCATCATTTATGATTCTCAAATATACTTGTCCTGAATTATAACTTCCATAAGTTAGATATACAGAATAAATTGTATTATATCCATCATTATTTGGTGATGTTGTATTTAAAACTGGTTGCCATAAGGGAATCCTTTGTGTGCAAACAATTAATCTTGTTACACTTACATAATAATCAGATGGATTTGCAACAATTGTGCCTGCTCTATTAACTAAAGAACCCACAGTGGATAATCCAGATGTTAATGTTGATAGATTGACTTCTAATGAAAATATAGAAGGTGGGTCAGTTGTTGATGCTGTGCTTGACATTTTATTTTCAAGTAAATAATTTATTTAAAATTTAATATATATAATATAATATATAATAATATTTAAATTAAATAATGTTACATCTTACACCCTTAAAATCAAAACAAAGAAATCTTAGACCGATTGCGGTCGTTAAAGAGGGTGATATGGCAGTTGGAGTTTTAAAAATTAGTGAAGAAAGCAATGGTGATCAATTAATTGAATTACCACCTATGCTTAAATTTAGTGTATGTCCTGAAACTCGCGAAAGTTTAGTAGATAATATTTTTGTTACTGGTGGAGCTGGTAGTGGAAAATCAACTTGGTGCGGAGATTATTGCAAACTATTTATTGAAATGTTTAAACCTAAACCTGAATATATAACTATTATTTCTGCTGATGACTTTGAAGATCCAGCATATAATTTTCCACATAGACATATTAAAGTTGATGATGAGTTTGCATTAGATCCTCCTACATTAGATGATTTTACTAATCCTAATAGCCGTAGTGTTGTTATATTTGACGATATTGAAGGAATAATAGATAAGAAAAGAGAAAAAGCACTATATGGACTATTAGAAAGTTGTCTAACAATGGGTCGCAAAAGAGGAATTAATACTATACAAATTAGTCATCGCGGTGCAGATAGCAAAAAAACAAAAATGATATTAACAGAATTAAATGCGGTTGTGTGGTTTCCTAAAATTGGAAATAGTAGAAATTTAACATATATGTTGACAAAACATATTGGAATACCTGAAGGAATGCGAGAAGCACTAAAGGCTGATGGTTGGGGTAGGTGGGTTTGTTTGAAAACATCAGCACCTCAAATATTAATTAGTGAATGTCGTGCAACAATGTATGACCACGATGAAGTTGAAAAAGCAATAAAAAAGAGAACTATATTAGACCGCAAAAGAGCACATAAAGAAGCAACTGATATGATAAGCAATGAGATTTAATATTTTTCTACCTTATGCTTTATCTTCCATTGTTTATTTAGATATTTAATATTTTTATCTAAACTTGTTGAATGACCCCATAGCAATGTTGCAGAAAATAGAGCCGGAGAAGGTACTAAATTATCTATTAATCTCTGTTCTGTATGGTTCTTAATATGTCTTGACCAATATGCAAATCTTTTGTCTTTGTCTCCATGATCTATATATGTTTGACCTGTATCTAAGCCAAAGTCGTAATGTTTGCCATTATCCATATATACACGAAACCTTTTATGCTGTTTAGGTGATTTTTCAATACTTGTAATCATTTTTTTTTAAATATATTTATAAAAATATATTTATATAAATATATAATGAAATTAAATAACGGATTTTATTCTGGTATTATCTTAAGTTTTACATACTTGTTCTATCAAGACCAGAAAGCATATAATAGACTTAAAATACAATATGGACAAATCGCTAACAGACGAAGAGATAATGAATCTAACAGATAATGAAATACCAGTTATGAGTTATAGTGATTTAGTTAAATATGGTGTTATGAATGTTATCAGAGAATCACCATCACATGCAGTTATATTTTTAGTTAGACAAAATGAAAAATATGGTCATTGGTGTTTGTTATTTTTAAAAGATAGTGGTTCTGAACAAGGTCTACATTGTTATGATAGTTATGGAAATGTTCCTGATAGTAAAAATTGGAAAAGAGGATTAACAAAAAAAACATTAACACAATTACATCAAGAAAATCCATATTTATTAAGTGAGTTATATAATAGTGGTAAGGCAATATATTTTAATGAGTTTCATCATCAAGCAAATAATCCTTCTATTGCAACTTGTGGTAGACATTGTTGTGTTAGAGCTTGTTTTATGGACTTAGATACAGATGAATATAATCATATGATAACATCAAAAAGTTTAACTCCTGATGAATTAGTTGTAAAAATGACAAAAGATTTTTTAAATTAATACTATTTTAAATTTTTATTTTTTTTATAATATAATACAAATAATTTACAATGTCTGTCAGATCTGTGTTAAATAATAGTGGTGTTTTCAACTATGCAAAGGCTGGTTCAAGTGGTTTATCTGCAAAATCATTAATCATCACTGAAGGTGATTTAACATTTGCAGATGGTAGCATCCAATCAACAGCAAGTACTCAACAAGATCCTACAAATTGGTCTGATTTTCCTGCAGTTAGTAATATAGTATGCTCTACATATGGTATTCAAGACTCAACATCAAGTCTTGGCACAAGTGGACAATTATTATCTTCTCAAGGTGGTTCATTAGTTTGGACAAACCCTCCATCACCAATTTTAACAACTCCTGCTCCAAGTGGTAGCAATTATTTATTAGCAAATGGGCAAGATGTTTATAATAATGCTATTTTAACATATACAAATAATTTAGGTGCTAAGTCTATTACTGCATCAGATTCAAATATACAGTTAGTATCAACTACAATTGATGATACAGCATCTCTTGCGATTACGGGTTTGCAATTTATTAATCCATCAGTTGCACAATCAGGACTATCATCAAATTCATTATATTTTACTGATAATATTGGCAATACTATTAATATTAATGGTGTTAGTTCAATAATCACTGTTCAAGATTCGGGTTCAGTATATTCAGGAATATATGACAATACAAGAATTTATTTCAGAGAAACAAGTTCAGGAGATCAGGCTTCATTTTCAAGAAATGGATTAAGAATAGAAAGTTCTTCTGCTTTTTCAAATTTTGGGTTAACTTCTTTAGTATTTAATAATTCCACATTCAATACAGCTGTTTTAAATGGCTCAAACTCTACTTTAACACTATTTGATGGAACAAATACATCTATTCTATCACCAACAAATTTAACATTTAATGGTGCATCACTTGTTAGCACAGTTGGGACAAATACATCAAACATTGCAACTAATACCACAAACATTGCGACTAATACCACAAATATTGCAAATAATCAAATAAAACTAATTACTGCTACTAATCAAAATATTTCTGCAGTGATCTATGCCGATGCTAAACCTCCATTAGCACCAACTACAACTATTGCACAGCAATATGCTTTCACTCCGAGCTGGTACTTTAAAAACAGTTTTGCTTCAAATAATAAAATTAACTGGTATATTGGGGCGGACATTGGAATGACAGTATCTCAAGTTTTAGGATTATATATGAATATTTTTAATGGTGCAAATACAAGTAATGATAATTGTCCTTTTATCACTTTTTACACTAAACCACAAACTGGAGACCCTAATTTTTACCATAGCAAGAGAACATATATTTTTAATCAAAGTATTTCACCTATTGCAAATACAAGGTATTTTATGTTTCAGAATATGACTGGAAGTTGTCCTACTCCATTTCATTATGGATCTACATTGATTAACATGGCATTAACACCTGTTGGAAGTTCAAATTTTGGGCCCTTTTTACCCACTGAAGAAATACTTGCATTCAGTATTGGCACAAATTCCGTAGCGACAATAAATACAATTGAATTTGCTATTGATAGATTTGGCATAATGACTGCAAATGGTACTCAACAATTAAATTTTATTCCACTTTAAAAAAAATAAGCATCCACAATTTTAACCCTCCACCATTTTAACCCTCCACTCCACATTTGAATTTGTATATTGCTTTATTTTAACTTTTTAAGCAAGTATACGACATTTTGTGGAGGGTGGAGGGTGTTGACCCTTTTTTTTGAAAAATTTATATATATATTCATAATCCATTCACACTTGAATATGAATTTCAAAAATTTTCATTTTTTTTTAAAAAAACCTTCCACAACCCTCCACCCCTCCACCCTTTACAATATGTGCTTAAAAATGAGTAATAAAGGTCTATACATACATTACTATTATACTACTATACTACTCTAAATACTAATTATATTAACTTATAGTAATAATTATAATTGTAGTAATATTGTAATGAATGAATATACCTTTATTTTACCATTTTGAGGCAATGTAGAAAGGGTGGAGGGTTGAGTGGAGGGTTTACTAAAAGGTGGAGGCTTAACTTATAAAATTATAATTAATATAAATAATATCAAATAATTAATTAATATTTTTCATATTAAAAATAAAAATATATATATATATATCAACTAATAAATTTATATTTTTCAAAATTGTAAAAATGGCAAAACTTAGTTTCAAAATCTCAGATTATCAAAGCACATTATCAGGACTTGTAGCAATTGAAATTGTTTCATCCGATGCATTAGATATAATCATTGCGAGTGACTTAGTAAGCGATCAACAAGAACTGACAATTTTAACAAATTATAGAAAAAAAGTTGTAAGAAATAGAGCTAAAATTCCTTACAAACAAGCCGATTATAATTTTGGTAGAAATTTTGCGGTAAAAGGTTTGTCATTAGGTTGGCAAAGAGCTCCAACTCGACATACACTAATGAAATTAGCTGGTTATCAAGATATTGATATGGTAAATTGTCATGCAACTATATTGCAACAATTATGCAAATCTAATGGCATAGCTTGTCCACAATTAGATGATTACATAGATAAAAGAGATATTATATTAGCAGAGGTCATAGAAAAATATACAGTTAGCAGAGACCAAGCAAAAAAGCTATTTATTATCTTATTATTTTATGGGTCATTTGATACATGGAAAAAAGACGAAGATTTAGATGAAAGCATTGAGCCAACTGATTATATTACTGCATTTTCAAATGAAATTCAACAGATTGGTAATAATATTATTTTAGCAAATCCAAAAGAGGTCGAATTGTGCAAAAAACTCAAAAAGAAGCATCCAAAAGGGTCAGTTGTTAGTTTATTATTGCAAAGTATTGAAGATCATATTTTAGGCATTATTTATAATAAGTTAGGAAGGCCAAAAGTTGTTGTATTATCATTTGATGGATTAGCAGTTTTGATTTCAGATTTTCCAGAAATTAATTTAGAAGAAATTGAGCAAGATATTACAGATAAAACCAATTTTAAAATGAAATTACTTATTAAACCATTTTCTCATGCGGTAGATTTAAAAGATTTAAAGCCAGAAGAAGAAACATATCCATTTACTGAGTTTGAGAAGACTAATTTTAAAATTAAAAAATCAGGAATGTATTGTGAAATTACATCAGACAATACTTTTAATATTAGAAATAAATCACAATTAGTGGATGCATATGAACATCTTCCAAATGATTTTATTAAAAGATGGACAAAAAATAATCCATTAATTAGAATTTATGATGATATTGATTTCTTTCCTCCACCATTAGTTTGTCCACCAAATAAATTTAATTTATGGAAACCACCGGCAATGGAATTAGTTGATGAATGGGAACATAAAGAAGAAGAATTACAACTATTATTAAAACATATATTAATCATGTGTGACAATGATCAATCAGTAGCAGATTGGCTTATAAATTGGATTGGTCAAATGATTCAATATCCAGCTACTAAATCAAGAACTCCAGTTTTAATATCAAAACAAGGGGCAGGAAAAGGCACTCTATTGCGAGTAATTTGCAAGATGATTGGTAAAGATAAATATTGGGAAACCGCAAAGCCAGAAAGAGATGTATGGGGAAATTTTAATAAAATGTTAGTAAATAGTTATTTTGTAAATTTAAATGAGATTGGACAAAAGCAAGTCATGGAATCAGAAAATGAACTAAAAAAATTACAAACAGATAGTGAAATTACAATTAATGGTAAGGGCATAGATCCATTTGAAATTAATTCTTATCATAGATTTTTTATCACAACTAATCATCTATATTTCAATACATCAGAAGATGACCGCAGAAATGTATTCATTAGAACAAGTGATGAACTGATTGGAAATAAAGCATATTTTACAAGATGGAATGATGAAATATTTGATGATGTTAATTGCATTAAAACATTTTATGAATACTTTAAGTCATTACCTGATTTAGATAAATTTAATAGTATGCCAGTTCCAGATACTGAGCATCAACAAGACTTAAAACAATTATCTATATCAAAGCCGGAGATGTGGTTGAAACATTATATCCAACAAACTATTACAACTCCAAGATCAGAACCAAGGCGAATGACATCCATTGAAATATTTGGCGAATTTAATAGATGGAAAGAAAATCAAGGAATACAATATGAAACAAATCCATTAAAAATAGTGATTGCAATTAAAAATTTACGAATTGATGGCATATCAACAAAAAAAGAAAAACAAGGAAATATAACACTATTAGATTATAATAAATTAGTTGCATATTTTAATCTCGAAGATTAGAATGCATAAGCATCGCTTTATTTTTTTTTTGTCAATTAATTATTTTTATATTAAACAAATAAAATTATATATATATATCAACTATAAAAAAATGACAGATAAAAAAATATCTCAAAAATTTTTGAATGGATTAAAGCAATACCAAATGGAATTTGAAGATATCAAAGATTGGATTTATTGCGGTGGAAATCAAGGTTCATATTATGAGTATTTTAAAATTTGTTATCCAGATACGGTTGCACCATATGATGAGAATTGCATTTGCGGAAATAGTATAACAGTTAATTGTTACATAAGAGAAAATGTCGACTCTCCAATCAATGATGTATTAATAGTTGGATCATGTTGTATTAGAAAATTTTTACCAAATGGTTTTACAAGATTTTGCGAAAACTGCAACTGCGAACACAAAAGAATTAAACATAATATTTGTTTTGAATGTGAGAAAGTGCAAAAAGAAGAAATCGCAAAACTTGCACCATATGTATATTTTAATTTTCCATATGATATGAAAACCGAAATTAAAACAAATGGTGCAATATGGGACAATGAATATAAATTATGGAGAGTTAATAGAAAATATAAGCCACTATTTATTCAAAAATATAGCCGTTATATTATTGATGATGTTAGTAAATTTATTGCTGACCGTGATAAGCAAAAAGCAGAGCGACAAAGAATTGAAGCACTGCCAAAAGAATATAAAGAATTTGCATTTGCTGAAAGACAAAAGGCAATTGATGAAGGATTTAGATGGGACAACAATTGCAGGAAATGGTGGAAACCAATTGCGGAAAATTAACATTAATATTAATTATTTTTTTTTATATTAAATATAAAATTATAAATATATATATAAAATAATTTTTTATAAAAAATGAGTGAAGATTTATTATTGATTGCTGACAAATATAAAAAAGTCATGGCACAAAGAAGTAGTGCAACAAAAGCTTGGATTAAAAGAAATCGTGGGCGAGTTAATGAATATAATAAATTATACCAAAGAAAATTATATGCTGAAAAAAAAGCAAGTAAAGAACCAAAAGAAAAAGTGGTCAGTTATAATGATCCAGAAAAATATAAACAATATCAAGCCGAATATAGAAAAAAAAGAAAGCTATTAAAGCAATTACCATTATTAGATATTTAATATTAAATAAATATATTATATTTATCTATATATATCTAATATTTTTTTTTAAATGTCGCGAACTGCAACTGAAGGAACAAAGCAAAGTTATCTAAAAAATCTAATCAGATTGAATGGAGGCAATGAAATTAAGAATCTAAATTTTCTAAAAAAAACTGATGATATATTGCAAAAAATATCACACTTAAAACCAAACTCACAAAGAACTTATTTAATTTCAATAGTGTCATCATTGAAAGGTTTAAAAGGTTTTGATTCTGCACATAGAATATATTATGATTTAATGATGGACATGAATAAAGCCTTAAAAGATAATACAACAAAGAGTGAAACACAAGCAGAAAATTGGATTAGTCAAGATGAAGTAATGCAACTATATAATGATATGTCTGAACAAGTAATTCCATTATTACACTTAAAAAAAGTAAATGCAAA